CCGCCCGCGCTGGCGGGGCTATCGCCCCCAAGCCCTTCGGTCTTGGCCGTTCCGGCGCTCATCGCTTGCGCGGGCAAGCGATAAATCCACTCGCTGTGGTACTTGGCGCGGACGCGCTCGACCATTTCGAGCCAAACCCAGCGGCGCTCATCTTCGAACCACTCGCCCAGCATCACAGGCCGCCACGCGAACCAGCGGTGCCACGGCTTACGGAAGCGGTAGCGGTCCCACCTGTCCCATGCCCATATGACCGGGATGGCGGGCGCAATGAGAACAAACAGGCATGCTGCCGCGGGAATGGCGATGGGTGCGACAAGCCAGCCTTGAACGCGCTCGCTGGGCGCGCGCCACTTCACAGCGCCGCTCCCGCACGCCGATAGCGTGTCACACGTTCGTAGCCCAAAAGGGCAAGGAGCTTAGGCCCCGGCTCTCTTCGCCCCGCAAGAACCGACAGAATATTCTCGTCGGTTACGCCATTGTCTGTGGCCCAATGGGTCGCCGAAGCCCGCGCAGCGAAGCGCAATTTGAGGTCGGCGCGGAGCTGGTCAATGGTCTGCTCGTCCGAGATTTCGCCAATGCGCCGAGCAAGGAACGAGGCCAACGCAACTCGAGCGTCTTCTACATCACTCTCATCCAGCGTTGTCTCCATCCAATTGCGGCACGCCTCGCCAATGAAGGCGAGCGCGTCGGCTTTCGTCACCGCGCTAGGGACGGAAGCCCGAAGGGTGGAGACGGCTTGCCCGGCTCCGTTCACGACGGCCCGGTCGGCGGAAGCCGAAGCGCCCTTATCCATTGACCTTCCCCTTCCTACGATTCCTATCCATCTGCCTCTTGCGGCGCATGGCGAGGGCATCGGGGCGGAGGGCGGCGATTTCAGCGTCCAAAGTCACAATGTGGGCGGACAGATCATCTACGATGTTGGCGCTCTCGTCCGCGTCAAGATGGTAGCGGTCGCGCTCTCGAACCGCCGCAGCGAGGTCGGTGATGGCCTTCTTGAATTTGTCGCGAAGGCTTGCGATCTCTTCGCGCGCCCACCATTCCGCATCGGTCTTGGCGATATTCACGTCCATGATGTGCTGTTCGAGCGTTTCGGCCGCGCGCGCCATGACTGGCTTGTCGCCATGCTCTGACACCCGCATAAGGCCGAGCGCTTGGAGAAGGCGGTTCATGCGGATTTTTCCTGCGCGATAGCGTCCGCCACCGCCTTCCGGTCCAGCCACAGGACGAGGCCGAGCTTGTCGGTCCCGTCCGGCGTGATGGGACGCGTCGTTCCGAACGTGATCTTGGTTTTGCCGCCGGCCATGTTGAGGCTGGTCGCGCTGTGATCGAGGTTCTGAAACTCAACATTGTCGTCGCCAATGGCGAGAATAAGCTCTGACATCTTCATCATCATATCCCTTTCCCGCCGGTCCATGGGGGCAATCGGTGCGAGCTGGACCGGCGGGGCTGTGCCGCTCGCTTGGCGTTGAGAATTGCTAGGCGGCCACCTTTGGTCGGTAGCGCGCGTGGTACGAATTGAGGTCGGGGTCTGGATCGGTCAGCCGGATGCCCTGCTCGGCGCATTCCCGCTGGATCGTGTCGAGATAGCGCACCATCTGCGGCACCTTCATCTCGCTCGTGACCGGAATGAAGCGCATGGCGACCAGCTTCTGCGCGTAGGGCAGCGGCTTGATCGCGGTGTCGTATATCTCGCGAAACTCCGCGCTTTCCTCGCGCAGGATCGGGACGCCGTGAACCAGCTTCCATTCGCAGCGCACTTCATCGGCCGTCATGTCGCCGCGCTGCTCGGCCGCTTCACGCGCCCAAAGGAATTGCAGGCGGTTTTGATCAAGCGATCGGTCACGGCCCAACTGCCATTCGACGGTGAAGGGCTTCGCAAGGTTGCTGGCGAGCAGGAAGAAGTCGTCTAGATCGTCCTGGCTGTTGATGATCCGATGCGGCATTACGGGCGCTCCGTTTCGAGATAGCGAACGAGGGTGTGCAGCGCGGCAATTTCCAGATCCACGCCATGCTCTTCAAAGAAACCGCCATGGTTCAGCCGCTCGACCGATTGCTTGCCGTGATCGTGCTGGTGAAGCTCCTGAATGAGCGGCACGACAATCCAGTGCGACCGCGTGAACCTTCCCCCGTCGCGGCTCGCGGTGACGTGATGCTTGGTCACGCCATAGCGGCCCGTCACAACGCACGGCTGTTGCTCGATCCACTTGTGGTATCGGCGCTGTGCTGCGGTCGGTTCGACGGCGCGCTTATAGGGGAAGGTCTCGTGGCGCATTAGAACGGCACGTCGTCTTCGAGATCATCGAATGCTGGCGGCGCTTCCCGGCGCTGACCAGTCTGGCCGTCCGGCTTGCTGTCGAGCATCACTAGCTGGTTGCCCATGATCTCAGTAGAGTAGCGGTCACCGCCATCCTGAGCCTGCCATTTGCGCGTGACCATCTTGCCGGACACGAACACCTTGGAGCCTTTGCGGAGGTATTTTTCGGCGACCTCGACAAGCCCAGCGCGGAGAACGACAGAAACCCATTCCGTGCGCTCTTTCCGCTCGCCGGAATTGCGGTCTTTCCATCGCTCGGTGACGGCAACGCGTAGGTTCGCGATGCGGTCGCCAGACTGGAAGCTCTTGACCTCAGGGTCGGCGCCAAGGTTGCCGATGAATTGGCATTGATTGAGCATTACGCGGCCTCTTTCAGATAGCGGTTTTCAAGGTCGGTGACAGTCGCAGCGACCTCTTGCAGGAAGTCGAAAACGGCAGCTTCAATCTCGGCGATCATGGCGTCGTCGCGGCTCACGCGCTGGACATGCAGTTGCATCGCGTCGGGCAGGCGAGGGTCGAAGCTGGCAAAGTCGCACCATTTCCGACCGGTGCAGGCCATCTGCCATTGCATCTGCTTGACGTATTTGTCGGCAATCGGATCGCCGCGCAGGGTGGAAATGTGGGTCGCGCTGTTCGGGCATTTGATCTCGACCAGCCCGTCGTCACCGACAAGCCCATCCGGAGACGCGCCGGTCATCACGATAACCGGATGATCGAAGAAACCGCACTCGATAACGGTCGCCCCGGTTTCCAGTTCGTACATGGCACGGGCCTGCGGTTCGGTGTCCGTGCCCCATTGCATAGCAGCATTGGTGAAGCCTTCCTCGCGGCGACCAGTCAGGCGCTCGGTCACAAGCTGCGCGGCATAGTTGGCGCGCGAGGCCGAGTAGCCCGTTTTGGTGCGGGCCATCACGTCTGCGATCTTGCTGGCGGTCACTTTGCCCAAGCGGGCGGCGAACCAATCATCGGTGCGTTGTTCGATTTCCTGCGTCATGCTGCTACTTTCTCCAGTTCTTCGGCGATCTTGGTCAGCCGGGTTTTCAGGGCGGGGAAGGATTTCGCCGGCAGAAGCGCAACGGCGTCGATTTTGTAGCCTTCGCAGATTTTCTCGGCGGTCGTGGCGCTGCGATCCATCAGGCTTTGCAATTCGGTGAATTGTTCCTGGCTGATCGTCGCTGCAACATCGTGCGTGGTCGCGTCCGCGTCATTGTCGCCCTCTGTCGGGATTGCGAACGTCATGAAAGCGGCGTATTTATAGGCCGCTGACATGGCCTTGTTCGTGGCCTTGTCGCCGCTGTCCATTGCCTCGCCATAGGTCGCGGCAGTGTGCTTCGATCCGTCCTCGGAAGAGACGAAATCGAACTCCGCGTGAACGGTGACGTAGAAGAGCGGATTGCCCTTGCTGGTCGTCTTTTCGAGCATGGTGCGCTCGATCACGCGGGGGATGACGCAAAGCCCGTGCTTGGCGAGCAGCGGCGATAGGGCGGCGTAAACATCGTCGATGCCGCGGAAGTTATAGCCTTGCTGGCTGTTCCGATTGGCCTTGGCGATGCCCACCTTGGCAAGCTCACCCTGCACGGCGGCAATGGCTTTATAGACGGCAGTCATAGGTTGATCGCTCCAATAACAGTGAGAATGAAACCGAGCCCGATCGCCATCACATACAAAGACCAGTGAGACCGGTATCCGGTGAGGGGCATGGTGAGACGGCGGTGGCGGGTGAAGGCGCTCATTGGCCGTACTCGCGGACATAAGCTTTCGCCTCGTCCTTCGTCAGTGTCTCACCAGACCAATCGTTCGTGATCGGGCCGTTGATCGCGTCGATCAGGTCGCACAAAGCCTCCTTCTGGTCGGGCGTGTCGTGTTGGGCCATCGCGCTCATCGACATGCCGCCCGCTGCATATCGCTCAGCGGCGGCACGGGCTTCTTGGTTATCGCCAAGGTCCCAGCCTTTGAGAGCTCCCCATTTCAGGGTCAGGTGCTCGCTCACAGCCCATCCTCCCCATATTTCTCCGCGACAAATGCATCCCATTCGTCAGCGGTCATGTCGGTGATCCTGTCGCTATCCACAGGAAGACAGCGGGTGGTGATGATCTCTGGAGCGTCCCAGCGGTCAGCAAGAGGGGTGTCAGCCATCACGCTTTCAAAGCAGCGGACCATGGTGCGGGTGCCGCCGGTCATTGCCCGATAGCCTTGGCGGCGCGAACCTCTGCGCTCTCGCCCCCGAACGTTTCTATCCATGCAGATAGAACTTTGCCCGCCTCGCGACGATCAAGGGTGTATTCTGCGGCTAGGTAAGAGCCGGCGCCAAACATGTTGGTCTCGCCGCTGACGCGCAGATCGTCCAAGTAGGCGAACATGTCAGCCACCTCGGAAACATCGAAGCCATTGAGCGCGCTCATGCAATCTCTCCCATTGTCTGCCAGTAAGGCTTGGCGCCGGGGTATGCGTCGCGCAGCTCGCGGCGGACGCGCAGCAGGGCGAACAGGGCAACCTTGTGCGGCTGCGCTTCCTTCGCGCCCCACGCGTGGCGGGTGTTGCGATAGCGCAGGGCGGTTTCCAGAACCTCGCGCTGCACGATCCGCAATGCCGTGTAGGCCGTGCCGTCGATGTGCGCGCTGGCTTTGCGGACGCTCGCAAGCTGGTCAGCCTTGAACGCGCGGGTTGCTGCGTTGAGTTCGGTGAGGGCGTTCATGCTGCACCGCCAGTGGCTTTGGCGATGGCGGCGTTCAGCGCGTCCCATGCGGCACGGCCTTTGCCACTAGACCAGTCCATGTCAGCGGCCGCCAATTGCGCCGCTGCAAGCAAATCGGGAGCCGCCGCAATGAGGAGGCCATTCGCTCGAAATGTTGGGCTGTCCTTGTAGCCGAGCCAATTGACAGCAACCCGCGCCTTTCTCCACGAGAAGGGTTTCTCCGGAGCGAGCGAAAAGATATTAGGCGCTTGAAACTCCCAAGGGCCGGGCGAGTGCTGCGCGTTCATTGGCCTACTGCCTTCGAAAGGACGGAAAAGGCCTTGTCAGCATCTTCAACCCAACCGAGGCGGCGCAGGAATTCCTCTGCTTCAGAAAGAGCCGAAAACAATTCAGGAGCGGCGGCGATTAGCTTCCCATCGGGGGTGTCGTGGCGAACGTTCACGTTCTGTCGAACGTTCGAATGGTGAGGCGAAGAGCCGACGAGGCAAAAGGCATAGCCGACGCCAAAGTAGTCCCATTCCCAAGGCCCCGGCGTGAACACGCCAACTGCGCTAGGGATGCCACTCTGCGAAGCCGGAACGGCTGAGGCCGTCAGGCTGGCAGCCCGGTCGCCGTCAGGCGAAGCGCCCTGATCAATGTGCTGAGACATTCTTCCATCTCCAAACTCGGCAACGGTGTTGCCCTGTTGGAAATAGGTATGCGATATTCGTATGCTTATGTCAATACGAAAATCATATGCTCACCAAAATAGGAATCGCGCACACGAAAAACCCCGCCGGGTGAGGGCGGGGCTAGTCGGTCGGTTGCGGTAGGGTTAGGCGGCGCCCAAGCCCGGCGTGGGCTTCGCGACTGGAAGGTGGTCTCCCCGCCGTACAGCGTCCATAAAGCGGTCCCATTCTGTCATGGCATGATCCATGGCGCGCTGCTTGAGATAATCGCGATACCCCGAAAATACTGGGTACTCGTTGGTGGCCAGAAGCTTGTCGAGTTTGCCATCCAATTCGGCCATCGTCATCGATTGGCCTCGTATCGCTTTGCTTTCAGCGTAGAGGAGAAACTGTTCGCACAGAATGTGCAACACATACAACTCGTCTGAAAGCAGGTAGTTTTTCCCGACTTTTGCCTCCGCTTTCGTCGGGAACGATCCCTTCGTCGCCATCACGCCCATGTTCGCCTTGCCGCAGTCGGCGCGGTCCAGAATGAGTTGCGATGCCGTTTTACCGGTGATGGCAAACAAGAATTTGTCCTGGAGCCGGGCATAGAATGACCGCACCTTATCGGAATCCTTGTCATAGTCGGAGGCCGCTAGCTTGAAGCAGTCCCGTACTGCTTCGTAGATGTTGATCTCTTCGCTGCGCAGTGCCCGGACGCGCGCGGCAAGATCCCGAAGAGCATTCGGATCATCGCGAAGGCGCGCCTCGTTCAGAGCGAAGCCGTCGACGATGTAGCTGCGGAGGGTCTGGGTAGCCCATTTGCGAAACTCGGTCGCCTTCACCGAACTGACGCGGTAGCCGACCGACAGAATGACATCGAGGTTGTAGTGCTCGACTTGGCGGCGAACTTGGCGGCCACCTTCAAGCCGAACTATTTCCATTTTGGAAACGGTTGCCTCCGATTCCAACTCGCCCTGCTCGTAGATGTTGGAGATGTGCTTCGAAACGGCGGGGACGTTCACACCAAATGCGTCGGCGATCTGCTGCTGAGTGCCCCATACGGTCTCATGCGACCAATCGACGTTGAAATCGATAGCCGCGTTCTCACTGTTGAATCTCACAAGCTCAAAATCGATCTGGCCAGAAATCTCGTTGGCCGCCTCGCGCGACCGGCGAGCCTTTTTCAGAAACTTCTCTATATCGAAAGCGGAATCTGACATATAAATGGTCCTTTATATGGACCGGCAGACTCTTGACGGCGCTTGCCCCTACATGCATAAGAGCCCAACACAAAACGCAGTTTTGGTCCACCAGACCGTGACGAACAAGGCTTCGGAAGTTCCCGCTTCCGAAGCCTTTTGTTTATCACGATTCGCACGTCGCGCAAGGCGTACGTTCCCGGAACGTCTCACGAACAGACCCTACCCAAACGCCTCTTTGTAGATCGCCATCACCACCTCATCCTCCAGCCCGGCGATTGATGTCAGCACCGACGCCACCTCGATCTTGAGCAGCGCCGATGTTTCCTCCGACAGCTTGCCCTTTGCGGCTGCTGCCAGATCAAGCACGATATCTAGGGGAAGGGTGATTGAGGCTAGCTCTAGATCAGCGCGGAGGGGCATGGGACTGCACTATGTTTTTTGGACTGGGCGAAATCCACGATATACCCACCGGGCGGTGAGACCGACTGCGGCCATTAAGGCAGCTGGGGCAAATGCTAACCACCACCAATCCTGTGGCAGTGCCCCGTCGCAATTGAGATTAACGTCATAGAGAGGCTGCTCAATGGGCTTGTTCCATAATTCTTGAGGCGGGTTCCAATCGTGAGAGCCTGCGGGTGGAGCGCTCGGGATGTACGTTTTGGTAATGGTCTTGTTTCCGTAGACCGGCGTTGTTGTCCACCACACACCACTCTGCTTGCCGCAGAACTTTTTCTGGCCTCGGAGCCAATCTAGCGCCCTTGGCCCAACCTCATATTTAGGAACGTCGTTAAGGTATCCGTAGTGCTTCACTGGCTGATAGGCGAAATAGAGGACGGGCGCGCCCATAAGAAGTGATAGCACCGCCCAAAGCCGCCGCCAGCCACTCCACGCCTTAGCTGATTCCGCCATACCCCCTCCTTATAGCACCCCCTGTGCCACGATATAGGACCACCGATTCAAGCGGTTGTAAATTCCGTCCACAGGAAACTTAAGCTTTCCTATTCCTTCCTATTGCGAGGAAAAATCCTATCAGGCTATAAGAACAAAATGGGAACGGCGTGGAGGACATATGCGGCGGCTTGAGCTGGATAGCCCGGAATGTGGGGAGGGTTGCAGCCCCTGCTTTCTCGATTGCGCCATGTGCCGGATCGTCATGCAGCAGCGCCTCCGCGATATTGAGATATTGCGGCGCGAGCGGCCATCGCAATCTCCCGAGCGGTTGGTTCAGTGGCGCCAGTCTCTCGAAGAAGCTCAAGCGCATGTGTCAGAGCTACAGCTAACGCTTGAGCGGCTGACTCCGAAACATCGGAGCTTGGGAATGACGGTGCGAGCGCATGAAGCAGGCGTCCGAGAACTGCTTCATTGAGCAGCGCGGGCTTGGCGCTCTCTGGGTCGTCCAAGCCGAAACGCCGAATCAACTTCATGCCCTCGTCGAAGTCGATGCCGCGAAGCTTGCCATTTTTGCCGGGGGTAAAGAGGGTCGCGACGTTCGGTTGCTGAATGCCCAAAGTCACGCCGATCTCCTTCTGCGTGATCTGCCTGGCATCAAGCTTCGCTTTTAGCGCCGCCCTGATCTCTGCCGCATTGTCCATGTCGGACACATGAAAGCATCCCGCCATCGCGTCCAATGCGAAGGTCGTATTTCCGATTGCTTCTAACATACGATTATCATATAGTCGGAGGATGCAGACGGTAGAAGGCATCCTAACCCAGCTTGGCGGCTATGCAACTGTGGCCTCCGCAGCCAACATCCCCGCGACAACCGTGCATAGTTGGCAACGGTCCAACTTTGTGCCGGAATGGCGTCGCCCCGCATTGCTCGCGCTCGCCAAGCGTAAGCGGGTGCCGCTGACCGATGCTGACTTTCCAGCTCGCTCCCAATCCACGGCAGCCTGACCAATGGCGGGGGGCTTCATCAGAGAAAACTTGGCGCTCTCAGTCGCTTTGATCGGGGCCGTGGCCTTCTGCGTCACCTCTGACCCAAGGGAGGAAGTGCAAGTATGCGAGCAGCGCCACGCATGCGCCTCCGGTCCACATGATGGCGTATGCGACTCGTTCGGCTGGAACTCCACGCATCGTAATTCCGAGAGCAAAGGCCGCGCCGGCGCAAGCATAGCCCAGCGGCCGCGCTGTTTCTCTGGCGAAGGTAGATACGCGCCCGAATGCGTCGGGGCTCTTAAAGGCAAGGCTCCACATCCCGCCGAACACGGCGACGACGATGATAACGGCGACTTCCATCCTGATTCCCCCTCTTCGGGGAGCCTATCATGATCGTCCGTCCACGCAATCCGCGCGCATCTGCACCCTCGACGCGCGGGCAGGGAGCCGACCTTTCCGTTCGCGGGTCGGCTCCCGAAACTCACAACGCAGTCGGGCGTCATCGCCCGGTCCTCTCCAAGCTCAGCGATGAACTCCGCGAGTATCTCGCCAATCAGCCGCGCTTGGTTCTCATCGGGGTGGACGGCGTTGCCCGCCCCTTCATCTTCGTTCCTTTCAACCATGGCCGCGAGGTAGAACATGCCTGACCCGCTAATCCACGGGAAACGCCCCGTATTTTCCGCTTCATCCGTTTTGGATGCAATTTCGCGCTCGCTTTCGGAGATCAAGGCAGAGGATCGCCTGACCTATTCCGACCTCGGCGCCTTGCTCGGCAAGAGCGAGGATCAGGCCGCGAAATACTGCGACGGCTCGGCCACAATGGACGCTGTGACCTTCGCGCGTGCCAAGCGTGAATGGAACGGCCGCTTCACCGGATATTTCGACCGCCTGTGCGTTGAAAGCCGCCCGACGGTCCACACCGATCGTCAGGCGCAATCGTCTGTTCTGGAAGCTGCTTTGGCCCTGTCCAAGGCGCTTGAGGACGACAACGCCATCGACCGCGACGAGGTGCGCCAGAACCGCACGACGCTGGAGAGCGCACGCGATGCCCTGAACGCCCAGCTCGCCAAGCTCTCGCCTGTGGGAGTGTCGGCATGATCGAATATCTACCGCACATGGCCTGCCTGTTCGGGGGGGCCATCGTCGGCTTTGGCGTCCGCGCTGTGCTTACGGCGGGGAAGGAGGCGGACGCTCAAGACATGGAGCCCGCGCAGCTACGCAAAGAATACGCAGATGGCTGGCTTGCCTGCTTTGATTATGGCGATGATTTGCGCGCAGAAGCCGAAGCGGCACACGCCCGCGTTACCGATGCTCTTTCGGCGAAGAACGCCCGTATCGCCACCCTTACCGACATCGCCCGCTCACAGAAGTCTGTGAAAAGCGGTCGCATCATCGACGTGCTGGAGGGCTGAGGGGATGGCCGTCTCAGTCGAAAAGCAACGAGACGCGAAAGTCGCCGCACTTCGCGCCCGCATCTCGTCAGGCGGCACCCTCAACCCTGAAACGCTCGCCCAGTCCTACGGACTCCCGCTGGAGTTCGTGCGGAACGAGGTCGCAGCCTGTGGAGGACCATATGGGAAGAAAGGCTAAAGCTGAACCGTCCGAGATGATCCGGCTGGAAACGTCTGCCGAAAACCATTTGCTCGCTGGCGCCTCGCTCACGGAGGCTTGGGATGCATTCCGAGACACGGCACTCACTCGCTGCCGTCTCATCGAGATACGCGACACGATCTTTCGGAAGCTCGCGCACCCCGATCACCTCAAGGCGCTCGCCGATGGTCCGCTGTTGAACGCGAACGCGGTAGTTCGTTACCGACATGCGCGCCCGCGCATCAAGCGCCCAAAGATCGAACAGCTATCCATCCTCGATATCGTCGATGGGCATATGGGGCGCACCGCATGATCTGGCCATTTGCCCGCAACCCCGTTCGCCCCGCTCCGCTGACGGTAAACCACGTCCGCTACGTCTCCAAGCCCTGCATAGACCCTTTAGACAAGGCGTTAGCCATGGCCCGTCAAATGAACCGCGATGACCTCGTGGGGCGGATCGAAGAAGCGAGGGCGGGGCGGTGAGGTTCCGTAG